ACCCTAAAATTATTTCTGAACCAATGTCAGAAGTGGGTAAATGCCAAACTCAGCATTGGCTGGTCTTGCGTGAATTGTTCTTTTATCAATATTATAATATCCGTAATAATTCATACCCGAATATGACGATAGCCACATTCCAGAGGTAGTGTCATAACCCAAACCTGTTAAAGCCGTAGTAATTGGCTTATTAGCAAAGTATGGCAACTGTGACTCCATGCCTGAATTATCATAGCAACCTGAAGTAACATAATGTCCGAAAATCTCAGGCTCACTCGGTAATCTAAGCGAATAGGAGGTATAGCTATCACTATAGCCATAGTTTTCCACACTTCTTCCACCACCATTGACATAAGTGTAACTTGTGGCTGATTTGTTAATCATAAGTGGTAATGGGTCTGAAAACTCAGCAAGATTATTTCCAAAAATATTTTTAAAATGTGCAGTATAAACAGGCATAACCTTTTGCTGAATGAATGTTTGAGAGTATGCGTGAACATCACCTAAGCCTGTAGCGTTATCAATAGCATTTGTTCCTATTGGTGAGCCAAAGGGCATAAACGTATATGACCGTTTTCCACTTGAGGCTTTTGTAGTTCTAAGAAAATCCACAGCTACACATACAAAATAAGTATCATACTCTACCGTTTTTGTACTTTCTTCACCATCAACGATACAAGGAACATTTTCAATAGTTCCTTTTATTTTCAGTTCTGTACCAAGACCTAATTCGGAAATATTGCCACGATTTATTTGACCGAGAAGCCCATTTATATTATCTGGATCATTGCAATTCCATGTGCCACCTGCGATATGAGCATTACGATTTAATTTCTCCATGCGAACACAACTTCCACTCAGAATAGATATTTCATCTGTGTTTCTTTTAACCGAGGTAGTCAAATTTTCTATTTGGCTTGTAATATCTGCCGTACCGTCATTGTTCATAAGCTCCGTTTGGTTTGCTAGTGAACTAAGCTTGTTATCAGTTTTGTTATATATGCTTACGCTCATTTAGTCTTTCCACCACCCTCGTTGTCCTCGCTTTCATACTTTTCCCCAGTGATTTTCTCATACTGCTCAGGGGTTATTTTTCCCCTGTCGGCAAAATCCTTGACCTGCTCAGCCGTGTACAGCCCTAAATCATACAACCTCTTGACTTTTCTATACATTGTCGTCACTCTCCTCGATTAGTGTGTCGGTCATCAGCGCAGTATATAGCACCTGCGCTTCTAGCTCGTCAACTTTTGTGGCTTTCTTCGGCTGAAAATCTTCGGTGGATAGCCCTAGCTTCTCAGCCATTTTCTTTTGCAAATCTGTCATGTTGTACCTCCTACTTCACTCAGTTTCACGATATACTCTTCCTCTGACGGCACTGGTATGCGATAGCTGTCGCCATTGCTGTTTTTGAATGTCACTGAACCACCTGCTTCGACTGTTAGATTTCGCAGAAAATCGTCGTCAATTAGGGTTGAAATGTCGGTGATTATAGGTGTATCTAACGCCTTGATTTCCGTTCCGTCAATAGCGTTATTCTGCGTATAGGTCTTAGCCTCATAGTCTACCGCATTCCCCTCAACGCCGTAGCCAGGCAGTGCCCTAATGGCTTCTGGGATTGGATACTCGTTGCGGTGGAAGGGGGCATAGGCTGTGGGGGTGTCGCCTAGTTCGATTTGGATATCTCGTACTATCACATCTCCACGACCTTGTCCGAATGACATCGCTAATGTATCATTTTGTGTTTTTGGTGTTACTGCCAATTTTGCGATACCAGTAGTATTCGCCAAAACTCGCTCGCCTTTTTCGTAGGAACTTTCAATTCGAGTGCCGTTTATTCTAGCTAACCAAAAAAAGCTAGTTGGTTGAGATGAAACAGTAGCCTTAAGAGTGGCAATGAGTGTTTTACCTATATAGTTTCCGATAGGAATGTTTATTCCGGCGAAGTCACTTGAATTATTCAAATAACTGCCATCAGACTGTTTATATGCTGCGTAATAGTCATCTGCATTTAGCAAATTTTTTCCCTGCTCCACAACGCTCTCTGTATCGGCAGTTATAATCTCGCCAGCGTTATACTGGTAATAGTTATTAGGGAACATGGCTTCAAATTCTTCCACGCTTGTGGGTTCGTTACCTATACCAAACATTTGGGTTAAATCAAAAATTTCATAATTACTGAACGGCGATGTGTCTAATTTCTGGTTACCATCAGAATCAGTCACAAGGCGAAATACTCCGAAATCACCGCCATCGCTATGTTCACCTAATGGGCTAGTAATCCATGATATTTTTCCACTACCAGCAGTTATATCCTTAACTATCTGCCTATTAGTCCCTGCCGTATATTTAGCCGCTCTGAAATATAAATATACCTTTGTATTTTCTGAAACGCTATAGTCTACTCGAAGTAAATAGTTATGCGATTTAAAAATCGATTTGCAGTTAAGTGTGCTTCCGCCAACATAGCCAAATTTTTTATACAACTGATTCCAAACAATCGACCTACCACCAATGTTTTTCACCGACATCAGCTTACCGCCTGTAGGCACAGTTTTTTGATATGCTGTTTCACTGTCTGTTTCAAACTGGTGAGTGATACCCTGTCCTATGTCATACAGAGCATCTACCCTACGTTTCATTTCCTTATCTGTTAATTTTATACTAGCTATATTCGCTGTATTCTCGGCAATCTTTGCAACTGCTGTAACATAGTCTTCAGGTAAACTATCAGCTACAGACTGTGCTGTCTGTGCAGCAGTTTCAGCGGCTTTGCGGTCTGTGGCGACCTGGGCGGCTATCTTTTCCATTTCCGCTTTATCGTATAAAATCACCGTTTTATCATCAGTGATATATACAATTGTGCCGTCTTTTATAGTGGATTTATCAACGGCTTCCCACTCGGCTTTTGTGCCAATCCACTTTTCGCTTTCAACCTTGTTGCCTAATTCAGTGACAGACTTTTTAGCATTAGCCGCCATACCTCTAGCAATAATATCTGTAGCCATAAATCCACCTCCTTAATATGTTATAGTTCCCCAAATTTTGTTTACACCCTTGACATTTTTAACAGTTACACTATAGTAACCACTAACATCTCCTGCATAAACATTTTCTGTTGTAATCGTATCAACTGTTGAGAAGTCGCTCAGATCAACCATCATAAGCACTTCCTCTGCACCATTCTGAGTCAGTTTTCCTACAACCTGAAAACTACCAGTTCCCGAAGCCTGTACTTTAAAATCAGCACCAATGCCAACTTTCAGCTCAAAAGCTTTTCCGTTTTCATACAGGTTTCCGTTTGTAGCACAATACGCCATAGTTCATCTTCCTTTCGTATAAATAAAATATAACAAGGGCGAAGCTGTATTACCTCGCCCTTTAACAACGATATTACTTAATAGCACTTGCAAGCTTCTTGATAAACTTCTCACCTGCAATGCTAGTCTGCTTATAACCCCACTTTTTCAGCAAAGCATTAACAGCCTTTTCAGTACCCTCACCAAAAATACCGTTTTCGTCAAGTGAGACGTTGTGAAGTTTTCTTGCCTTAGCTATGATGAGCATTTCTTTCAGAGCTAGAACGCCACTGGTCTTATCACCCTTTTTATAGCCAGACTTTTCAAGTGTTGGTAGCTTCTTTGTCTTAGTATATCCGTTCAGGTTTGCCGATTTTATTTTCGTGGGAAAATCTGTGTAGCAATAATCTACGTCAACACTAACCGCAATTCCGTCTATCTTGCCAATGCTAGAATACTGCCATATATCATGTTTATCATTGTAATTGCATTTGCTGTTATACTCGGCAATCCAAAGTGTATATCTCTTTGCTACATCAGAAGAGATATAATTCTGCAAAGGAGAACGACTCATATAAAGTCCAGCATAGTAGCCTGCCTTTTCGATCTCGCCACAAAATGCCTTTACGATAGAATCGCAAAATGCCTTACCTTTATTAAACTGTGAACGCTCCTCTAAATCAAAATAAATAGGGTACTCAAACTTTTTGCCTTTGATTACCTTGAGACAAGCCTTTGCCTCTTGCTTTGCTGCTTCTACTGATTGTGCATATGAATACCAATAAACACCACATGGAATATTGTTATTCTTACAACCTTTATAATTTTTTTCAAATGTTCTGTCAATCTGATTTGGATATGTGATAGCATCACCATAGCCAGCTCTCAGTATAACAAAGCTTACATTTCCTTTTACTTTAGCCCAATCAATATTGCCCTGATGTTCAGAAACGTCTATACCCTTAATAGTCATATGTATACTTCCTTTCCAATTAATCTTCCTTTACAGGTAGTTTATTTAATTCGTCTACACAATTATGTACAAAACTATTGCCACCAATAGATGAATAGCTTTCGTATAGTCTTGCAAGATTTTCTTTTTCGTATAGTGAAATACTATTTTCTTTCATTCTTGAATTATAAATCGCTAAAATAGAATTTCTCAACGTAGCCTGCAAAGCCAAACTTTGTTTTTGTAACTCAGTTTCCATGCTTTGGTTCTGTTCTACCTGTCTTTCCACTAATGCTGTTAATTTATCTATTTTTTTATTTAGATTATCTTTGCCACTTGTTTTTGAAATCCACTCTACAAATCTATTCCTGATTGGTTTAACAATAATTGTTATCAGTGCCAAAATGGTTGTAATACTTCCACAGTAGGTAGCAATTTCCTTAACCGTGCTCATAATTACTCACCGCCATTCTTAACCTCGTCAATAAAATCTGTGAGTGATTTATAATTCATATCCTTAACAGCACTTTCAAGCAAGATGACAAGCTCTACATCGGAAATCTTAATACCCTTTTCTTCAAGCAGGGCAAGCATGGTTTCTTTAGCCTTTTCAAGCTTTTCTGTGCCGTGAACGTCTTTATAAATCTGTTCTATGTACTTAACCGTTGTAGCCGCCACATCTTTCTTAATGCTGTCATTTGCGATTTTTGTATACTTCGATTTTACAAAACCGACAA